ATCAAGCAGCGCTTGACCCACCCGAAATATGCAGACTTGCAGGTGGCGTTCGGCCCGGCTGACGGGTACCGGGCTACCGCCGACCAATGGGCAGCGAACAAGATCTATTTGGGTGGGGATGCCCGAGACTCCGGCGAGAAGGATCCGACCGTTGAGGCTCTCGGGATGGGAGGTCAGATCTACGGTTCGCGTGCGAACCTGATCGTCCTCGACGACGTGGTGACCCTCGCTAACGCGGGGGAGTGGCCTAAGCAGATGGACTGGATTCGCCAGGAAGTCGCCTCGCGCCTTCCACCGGGGGGCGGTCAACTGCTAGTGGTCGGTACTCGCGTGGCCCCGATTGATCTGTACAAGGAACTGCGGAATACCGAACATTACACAGACGGCATGATTCCGTGGACTTATCTTGCAATGCCAGCGGTGCTGGAATACAAGCCCGACCCGCAAGATTGGGTCACACTGTGGCCCAAGAGCGAACAGCAACTCGCGGAAACTGACGTTCCCGACGAGGAAGGCCTGTTCGAGCGTTGGTCTGGACCGAGATTGAACTCGGTTCGTAACGAGGTTGGACCCGGTAAGTGGTCACTGGTCTACCAGAACCTCGATGTTGCAGAGGATGCCATCTTCGACCCGGTATGCGTCAGAGGCGCAGTCAATGGAATGAGGAAACCGGGGGCGCTGGTATCCGGCGCAACGGGTCATCCACCCGATCCGCAGAACTACTACCGCGTGATCGGGATTGACCCCGCCATGAGTGGCGATACGGCAGCGGTGGCCTACGCCGTGGACCGGAGAACAAACAAGCGATACGTCATGGACCTGTGCGTGATGCCTTCTCCGACCCCGGCAGCCATTCGCGAGTTGATCTACACCTGGGCCGATGCATATAAGCCGCATACGGTCATCGTGGAGTCAAACGCCTTCCAGTTGTTCTTGACGCAGGACGAAGAGATCCGATCATTCCTCGCATCGCGGGGTATCGCCTACCGTCCTCACCACACAAGCAACAACAAGACCGACCCCGAGTTTGGTGTTGCATCCCTGGCCCCCCTGTTTGGAACCAAAGTCAGGCGGGAGGGCCAGGAGGCCACCAAGCACGCCGGAGACAACCTGATCGAGTTGCCCGATGCCTCGCGCAGCGAGCATGTGAAGAAGTTGATCGAGCAGTTGGTCACTTGGCAGCCGGGGGTGCGCGGCAAGAACCTGAAGATGGACACGGTAATGGCGCTGTGGTTCTGCGAGATCGTTGCTCGCGAGGTTCTCACGCAGTCATCGGGCGTATCCCGATTCATGAAGAACGAGTTCGCCTCCCGGAATGACCTGGAGGCTCGCTACGTCATCAATCTTGACGATCTTGCTGCTGCGCAGCAGTTCGCACGAATCTAAGGAGGTGAGCGAGTGAGCGATTACGCAAAGCGCTTCGATGCGATCCGCAGACGGAACGCGGAACGCGATAAGCGAATGCGTGAAGTCGCGCTCATTCGCGCCGGACACGCCGAGCAAGTTTTCCCCGGCCTGTTCCCCGACGGCATGTGGTCGCGTCCCATCGTGGCGAACCTGATCGACGTTGTTGCCAAGGATCTGTCTGAGCAGATTGGCGTCATTCCCTCGATTAGTGCCGCTGGTGACTCCGCGCTAGAGGATTCGGCTCGCACCAAGGCCGATAAGCGCACCAAGATCGCCAATTACTATATCTCTTCTTCCCGTTTGGGTGTGAATCTGATTCGCGCCGCCGATCAGTTGGTTACCTACGGGTTCGTGCCACTGCGCGTGGAGCCGAACTTCAAGGAAACGCGACCCCATATCCATGTGGAGTCCTGCGAAGGTGCCTACTTCGACATTGATCGGTTCGGCAATGTGCTCGCATATGCGCACCTGTTCCGCCGCAAGGCTGGTGACTTGGCTGCGATGTTCCCCGAGCAGGCGGACAAGATCCTCAAGCGGGGAATGTTTGGTTCCACCGATGAATCCAACTTTCTCGAAGTTGTGCGGTGGTACGACGACAAGACCAGCGCCATGTTCCTGCCCGAGCGCGAGGGGCTCATGCTGGCGCAAACCTCGAACCCGTTGGGGCGCGTCCCGGTGGCTATCGCGCAGCGACCCACCCTCGATGGCGAACTGCGTGGGCAGTTCGACGACGTTCTTCCCGTGTACGCGGCAAAGGCGCGACTTGCCCTGCTGATGATGGAAGCCACGCAGAAGTCGGTTGAGGCTCCGCTGGCTATTCCGCAGGACGTGACACAACTGAGCATTGGTCCCGATGCTGTCATCCGTTCCAACTCTCCCGAGAAGATTCGCCGGATTCCTCTCGACGTTCCGCAGTATTCCTTCGCAGAGAACAACATTCTTTCCGAGGAACTGAAGTTCGGAACTCGATTCCCTGAGGCCCGTGCGGGTCAGATGGATTCCTCCATCGTCACCGGCCAGGGTGTCAAGGCGCTGATGGCTGGCTTCGATGGCCAGATCAAGACCGCACAATCTATTCTTGGCGATGCGCTAGGTGAGTCGCTGAGTCTCGCGCTCGCCACAGACGAGGCGTACTTCGGCGACGTTCAACGCGAGGTGTCGGGTAGCGCAAACGGCGTCCCGTACAAGTTGAAGTATCGCCCGTCCTCCGACATCGACGGAAACTACGGGCTCAACGTCGAATACGGCCTGATGGCTGGACTCGACCCCAACCGTGCACTGGTGTTTGCCCTGCAAGCACGCGGTGACAAGTTGATCTCCCGAGGATTTACTCGCCGCAACCTTCCGATCACCATGAACGCTGCCGAAGAAGAGCGCGCGATTGACATGGAAGAGATGCGCGATGCGCTGAAGGCCGGTGTCGCCTCACTTGCTGCTGCGGTTCCGCAGATGGTGACGCAAGGGCAAGACCCCCTGGAGATCATCGAGAAGATGGCAACGGTCATTGCCGAACGCAAGAAGGGAACACCGCTCGAAGATGCGGTAGCCAAGGCGTTCGAGAAGAAGGAAGAACCCCAACCAGATCCGGCAGCGGACCCGTTGGGTATGGGCGGAATGCAGCCCGAAATGCAAGGTGGGGGAGAACTGCCCGGTATGGAGCAGGGACCACCGCCGATGCAGCAACTACTTGCCGGACTTACCGGGTCAGGCAATCCCGTACTTGCTGGCCGAGTGGTCCGGCAAGTCCCCGCATAAGGAGAAACACATGGGAATGGGCAAGCAGGGTAAGCCGGGTAAGGCTCCCGTTGGTCAGGCCATCATGGGCAAGAAGCCCGGTGGTGGCGTTGTCGGTGGCGGTCAGGTCCACAACGGCTCGCAGCCGAAGGGCGTGGGCGCTGGTGGAAAGAAACTGAAGTAGTCATGGGCGACTACGCGAAGCGCATGGGCATCAAGGCCAGGCGCAACAAGAGGAACGCCAAGAAAGAAATTCTTAAAGACGACGCTCGCGGATTCCGCGCTCGCGTAGCCAACGCCAAGCGCATCAAGGGTGAAACAACCGCCAAGAAAGTGGCGAGGGGCTTCGCAAAGAACCCCGGTGACCTTGGCAAGTTGATCGAGAGCCAGCAGAAGAAGAAGCCGTACTAGTGCCTGACAATAAGCCAGCCGCTTATGGCAAGAACGCTGTTGGACGACCACGCACCAAGGGTCGCGCCAAGGCGCTCAAGACTGACAACGATCCGCGACTTCTCGCGGCTCGTGTACGTCACGCATCTCGGGACGCCTCGAACTCAATGCGCTATGCAAACCCAGAGATCGTTGAGGCAGGCGTAGGTTCCGCCCTTCGTGGCCTTATCAAGTTGGCAACACGCAGCAAGTACCCCAAGTTCGCTCCAAAGAAGGCGAGCCTGGAGGACAAGATCAAGTACCGCGTGACTCGCGCGAAGGAACTGAAGGCCGCTCGCGACAAGCGCAATGCCAAGGTGCAGGCGAGGAAAGACAAGCGCATCGCGAAGTGGCGCGCAAAGCAGGACAAGAAGCCAGCCTGGGCCAAGCCGAAGAGCACTAAGCCTTCTTACATGCGCGACCGTGAGGAAACTATTGCGGCGAACAAGGCGTACCGCGACCGCGCTGCTCGTATCCATGAACAGAAGTACCAGGATGCGCGCGCGAAAGCGGCTAAGGATGCAGAAGCGGTAGAGCGCATCAGGTTCCGTGCGATGCAGGATCGCAAACCGAAGGGCAGCGGAACCCCACGCGGATACCGACGCGGTTACTAGAGTTCTAGGAAGCAACTAATGCCAAGAGGCACCCCGCGCAGACGCGGCACCAAGACCAACCCAGGTACACCCGTTCGCAGAGTGCAAGATCCATTCAACCCAATGATTAGTTATTGGGTGGATGCCAATGGAAACCGCACCTCTTCGCCCAAGGGAACCGGGTCCAGGGTCAACTTGCCAGGAACACGGCAGTTCACCTCGATGTCTGCTGCCACCACTCCAGAAAAACTTTTGGAAGCGGAAACTTGGCGCAAGGGCTTCTCCGCAGCAGTGGAATCACTGACCGGCATTTCCGGCGACAACTCCGCTGCCATGAACGCCGCCCTCGCGGCAATGGCTGTTGCCCCCGTGCCTGGACCTGTCAAGCGAGGTGCTGCTGCTGCTGGCAAGGCTGTTGCTAGTCGCGTCACCGGCAAAGGCTCCAAGGGTCTAACGCAAACCGTTGGCGAGGCTGTTGGTGAAGCGGGTCAGAAGGCCGCAGCCGAAGCGGCTGGCGCACGGACTCCGAAGCCAGCAACGGGAACGTCAACGGTGAAGGCCCCCAAGACAAAGCCGTCTGCGGAACCGCCGAAGAAGTCGTCGTACAAGCACGCTTCTTCGCACTCTCGCGCAGTTTCCGCTTGGCAGAAGAAGGTTGACGCCTGGA